GTGGGAGAACTGATGGAAAAATATGTGAACTTAGAAACGTTTAAGGATTTTGACGATAAACTATTTAGCGCTCAAAATATGACTACTATTTACACATTTGCAGACCTCACCGATTACGACCCTAAAATTCATCCTTTTACTCGCGGATGCCTTGAAGTCTTTCGATATGGAAATCATTCAACATTGCAGCGCGTAACAGACTATAAAGGTAAAATATTCGTGAGAGCTATTAATGCCGGTAGCAGCACATGGAGTCAATGGGTGCAGGTTTAAAATAGAGGCTTAGCAGGAACCTTCCCTGTTAAGCCTATTACTTCTTAAGAAACAACCAAATCTTTTAATGCTGAAATATCGAGCGTGTCGAGTGCTATGATGTCGGTGTTTTCATTCTCAAGACAACAGTGTTGCTTGAATAGTCTGTATCCGCCCATCTTTCCGCCTTCTGCTTCCACCAAATAAATGTAAATAGACTTATCCGGTTTCTGTTCCCATTTAAGTTGAAGGCTTTTAGGGAGATTCCCATACAAAGACTTGGCAATACATCGTCCTTCACTGTTCGATTTGTTTGAGCCATGAATAATTAAAACGGCATCTCCATCAGCGATTCCCGTCCCGGAAATCATTAATAAGAACATAAAAGTGTTCCAATCAGCAGGTAAAGAATGATGCAATTCTATATAGGTTTTGTTGCGGATATAGAGCGTAGAAGGTGCTGTCTGTTTGCTGAGTAAACCGTTTTGAGTGGCATTCGCAATCGGTATCAGTTCTCCCACAACTTGCGCCAAGTCCTCTTTATTGATTAAAATCGGATTGCCGTTCTTATCCAAAGCACGTACATAATTTATCTCTTTTTTCTGGGGAAGTGCGCTTTCGACTTCCTTCATCGTTTTAATTACTCCCATAATTATTTAATTTTAAATTGAACATTATTTTAATCTTTTCTGAACACCACATCCTGAATCTTCCAGTTCCAGGTCTTGTCGTCCTTTTTTCCGCTATTATGGAAATTCAGGGCTGACTTAATGATATTCTCTTTTAAATCATTTTTTTTGAACTCGACTTCCGCCTTCTGCGGAAATTCCTTTACCTGCGCGGTATCTACCGAGATAACCAGCGCAACCAATAATGTGTCTAACATAATCCTTTTTATTACATTAATAATCGAATACCAATCTCCTTAATACGCTGCCGACCGCTATGCCGGCAGCATCCGCAAGTATGTCCAGCCAGTCCCAGCCCGAACCGACCTTGCAATTCTTTTTATACATCCAGTCAGCGGCTTCTTTAGTTACACCTGCCGTAACGGCACAGAGTTCACCCGCTGTCAGGGTGATGGCAAGGCATGCAAGAAAATGCAGCAGCTTGTCGTTAATTCTTAAAAACATATCCATACATTTTTTTTAACTATGGAACCGGAAACGCTATAAAAGTATTTTCTGAAATACCCAACACACCCCATATTGCCAATGCTCCTGTAGATGAAATACACTCCAAATGAATACAGCCGTTTCCGGGAACATATATACCAGGTTCACCACTACCAAATATCTTTACTTTCCCATCAGAAACATTAAAGATAGTAAGCGAGCGGCCACCCCAAAAATCGTAATTAGAAGACAAAGCCACTTGAGACAAAGCACTGGTTATTACCATGTGATCCATAAAGGTATCCGCTGTATCAGGGACTTTCCATATCTGCCCATTTTGAGAAATCCCAGGGGTAACACCCCTCTCTATAGTGACCTTATTCAAATGCACCTTTCCCGAAAAGTCCACGTCGCCTTCCTTTGTCCAGCTTACCGCTCCATTGGCTAATTTCCCGCTTCCATCCTTATTCAAAAGGGTTTTCCCACCGGCAATATTGACACTACCACTTTTTAAATCACCTGTAAAAGTCCCGTCTGCGCCATCCAGGTGCTTCACCTTCAGGTTATCCACGTCGATAAGGTCTGCATCTATCTTTCTGGCAAGCAAAAGCTGCGTACCCAGTAGCGGGTATTCCTGGATGGATTTCCAGGAAGTAGTGTCCGGATTTTGGGCCACGTCAAAGAACGGGTGCATCTCGCTGTTTCCGGCCACCGGATTCATCCACATGAACACGAAACCCTTGTCCTTATCCAGGAAATATTCCCCATTCTTATACTTGAACGGCAGCGGTTTCCAGTCACCCTCTACCGGGAAGGGGGACGGGTTCTGCCGCACAATGCTGGCCCTCTTCTGAGCAAGAAGGGTCTCGCGGGCACTATCACGGTACGCTTCCACGATAATAGAATCCGCATTGCCCCATTTGTCAGATGGAAGGTAGTATTCCCATTCGGACGATGCACCGGGGGAATCCGCCGTACCGAGGTCCTTGCCTGCCGACTGGACATGCAGCCGCCAGAATACATCCAGCAGGGCCGCATCAGCCCCGCTGCGGTGCAGGGCTTTCAGCTTCAGCGGTGTAAGCTGCACATTGTTACAATCCACAGAGATGGCAGCCGGCTGGCACTCGATGTCAACGTATTCCACCGGGTCAGGCTCACGTACCGCCACGACACTCAAAAACGCTGTCACCATCATAGCTCAATAGGATTAGTATTCGTGGCAATTACTCTGAACGTCTTGGCGCGTGCTGCATCCGTATAGGTCAGTGCGATGTCCTTTCCTTGGAACTTGTTGCTGTCCTTTCCCGACAGCGTAAACGGATTGTTCTCGCCATCGAATGTGGCGAAGTCCCAGCTTGCCACCGCCACCTCCTCACCGGACTGTCGTTTATAGGCATACGGCGTCAGCGTTCCCGTTTCTCCCGGATATATCTGCCCGTCAGAAGCAAGACCCTTAACCTTGAATGCCGCCAGTATAGGGTCGCTAAGGTCGAACACGGTAATGAAGCCCTTTGCAATGACTTTCGCATTCTGCACAGCTTCACAACTTACCACCAGCGAACCGTCAATATCATTCGCGGCAATGTTCTGGGTTCCCTGAGTTCCGAGGTTGGCCTCTCCCGATGGCAGTTGCTTCTTCCATTGCAACGTGATATTGCCCAAATCGTTGATAAGGTCTCCGCCGCTGTACAGCGATGCCTTCAACGTCAGCACTTCGGACGGATTGATTATCTGCGTACCCTTGTCTGAAGTGATGAACAGTTCATACTGTTTCCCGGAACTTTCCTGAATAACAACATCAGTTGCAAGTTCGTTGAATGCGACCGTATGCCCGCCGATTTCAACTTCCCCGGAAACGGTTATGCGGTCATTGTCATATCCGGAGATGGGCACGAGGTTCTTCATCACCCGAAGTCCCGTCATGGGATAGGACTGCGAGTCTACACTTACATTATACCCGGCTACGCGCTTGAACATGCCGACAAACTGTTCCGTATTGCACAGCCCATCCTCCCCGAATGCAAGTTCGGTACCGTTGTACTTGAATACAAGTTTGGAAGGGATGAGGATACGCCCGCTGCTCACATCCCGCAATACGACGATGACAATAGGGCGTTTGTCCTCCGCCAACGCTTCAAAGTCCGGCGTATACTTGTCACTACCCTTTGTCCATGCCTGGATAAGCGGACCATTGTCCACGCGTACATACCCGTTGACAGTTGTTCCGTTGCTCACTGCCACAATAGCTACCGATGCGGTCACTTGATTCTGGTTCATCGCTGGCCTCCTTTCCTTTTTCCGTCAGTCTTTGCCCCGGCCGGCTGTTCCGGACCGGTCACGCTGCCATCACCCTCTTCCGACGCCCCGCTGTCGCTGTCCGGATTCTGCTCCTGGCTGAAACCGGGGTCTATTTCCTCTTCGGGTGTCACACTAAAACCGGGGTCGATGTCCTCTGAACCCTGCATCGCTTCCTGCTGTTTCTCTATCAGTTCTTTCAACTCACGTGCAGAACCAATGATGTCGATGTCAAGAAGAGTACCCACATTCCGCATCTCACTGATAGGAATGTACACCCTGCCGTCCGGAAGGGTATTCATTATCCCAAAGAATTTGCCTTCGAGCTTTGCCTTTTCTACAATTACGTACATATTGATTAAAGTTTAAAGTTATTACTATTCATATACCGGACCCATGGCAATGAATACCGTCTGTCCGTCAATCTGTGAGGAGATAACAGCACCTTCCTCATCGCCCATCAGGGACTCACCGATGAGAAGCCCCACTTCCGCCCACACCTGGAAGATATGTCCTGCCGGAAAACCCTTGTCCGCCGGAATAAACTCCAACGTCCGCCCGCCGGTTGCCAGCACCTTCTCCGGCTCGCCCGGCTTCGCACTCTGGCCTTTCCATGTGATGCGGAAAAGGTCATCGTACTCTGTACCGTACTCGCGGCGGTTGTCGAAGATGCGTACCTCATAGGCGCTCGGCTGCTTCATATCATCGGAAAGGGTAAAACCCTTTGTCTGGATAATTTCGCAATTGAGGGAAGCTGCCATCTCAGTTTTTACCTCAATAACCTTTTCCAGCCGCCCGTCCGTAGGGGCCTGCGGTCTGCTACCCGCATACTCACACGCACGAACACGGAAGCTTGCACCGGTGACATATTTCGCCTGATACATCAGCTTTCTTGTATATACACCGTTCACATCATGGCAGACAATACCGGGGTCATCCGGTGTAACCGGGCGGTATGCTCCGTTTTCAAGAATGTCCCAGAAATATGCGGCATGTTCATCATCCACCGGTTCAGTGCCTGTATAGAGCTGCGGTTCTATCTCCCTGTCCCAATAGCCGGAACGGTCGGCCAGGCGAAGCGGGTCGGTCACCATCACGGAATCCCCCTTCAGACGCAGCGAATACGCCTTGTTGTCATAAAGGTGCGCATAGGACTTCACGCTCCGTTCACAGCGGACCTCGCGGTTCGTACGAGGGTCCGTGAATATCGCGATGCCGAAATACTCCACCGGCTTCTCCGGCGGCGTGTTCTTCCGGATGGTAAGCGCGTATTTGGGCACACCGCCGCTGCCGTCGGAAATGCTGTAATACTCACCCTCGACGATGCGGTTGGCCGACTTGTCACGGGGTGTGCCCTCGAACCACTCCACCCCCGTGAGTTCCATTTCACCGAATACCGTCTTCTCGTCGAATGCCGATACCTTCGGCACGATGACCAGCGGTGTCAGGGTCCGGTCGGGGCTGTATTCCCGCAGCTGCTTGTCATAGGTCTGCACGGGACTGCCCGACAGTACAATTATCTCTCCCTGGATGGAAAGGGGACTCACATAAATACGCCCCTGCTGTTTGTTACTCTTTATTCCCATAGTTATAATATGTCAAAACCAAATCTCTGTTCTATCTGCTGCATTTCCCCTTCAACCGGAATGAATACCCGGCATACGAAGGCAACGGACCTGCTTACAAAGCCGAAGTCTGAACCGACCCCGTGCTGGTTCCCGTTGTCGATATGGATGGCAAGCCTGTTGCCATCCACGTACTCTGGCGTCCAGAGGTTGTCCGCCGGAACATTGCCGCTGTCACGGAACCATTCCACTTCAGTGGCACCGTCCGCCATCACATCATCCGTTATATCCGTAGTTCCGAAATATATACGTCCGGACATTATCGTATCCACACCGCCTATGACGAATGCCTCCCCACCTGAAAGGGAGAGCTGGAGCGAATACCTGCTGTCGCCCTCAAGGAGTCCCCATGACGGGGAGTTCCATTTCGGTTCGTCGGTTGTCTTGTCCTTCAGACAGCCCCACTTGCAGCCAAGGTGGTAGACCGTATGCTGTTCCAGCAGGGTATATTCACTGCCGGAAGGTTTCGACAGTTCGTGCTGTACAAACCGGTAAGGAGCGCCGCTCTGGGCCGTTTCCAGCGACCAGGCGCCCCGGTCTACCTTGTTGGGAATGACATCACCGTTATGGTCGAGTTGGTAGAATTTCTCGGCAATGACCGTCTGTGCCATGACGCCTGTCTCATTCTCGGAAATCGGCAGCTTTTCAAGTGCCTTGGTACGGGGAAATCTGCCGATACTGATTGAGTAGTTGTAGTCCTCCAATATCGGCTTATACACGTTGGACAAAAACATGATGCGCCCCTCACGCGAAGAAATCATCCACGACTGCGCCCGTTCGTTGGAGCCGCCTGCTTCAGGAAGCGTACTGTTACCCCTGCGGGTTACGTTGTAACCGGCCAACGGCGGATAGTTCGTGCCTCCAGGTACTTCGCTGTCCGGATAGAGCACGACCGTTATGCTGTTCTCCTGCGCATTGGTGGTAAGAATACGCATCCAGCTTGTATAATAGTCGGAACCGCCCGTAAGCAGTGTATTAATGATGGAAAAGCAGACATCATTCTCCTGGAACTTCATGAAGTCGAAGTCCGTGCGTTTCTCTATTTTCAGACGGTAGGTATTTTCTCCCAAATCCTCCACGGATTCTATCTTGCCAATCTCGGTAAAGGAGTAGTCAGACTCCATTCCTTGAATCTGATTGATAATAAGGTCAAGCACTGACAGTGAACCGCGGACTTCCAACCGTTCTACCTGTGCCCGGCCATCAGGGAATATCCCTGCACCCTTGCCGGCAATCATACTGTCTACGAATTCGCCGAACCTTACCGGGTCCATGAAGGTTTTCGTACCGTATGCCGTGTCCGGATATAACCGGGAAAAGAAGTCATACAGACAGCGGCGTGCCGAATACAGGTTGTTGTCCGTCGGAAGGGTACGGTCGCCGGTCCTGATTATATCGGGAAGGGACGATGCGACATCACGGATATAGTTCTGCACCCCGGTTATGCCGTCCCGTATCTGTTCGAGCGTTCCGGAACTCAGGGCGTCGCTTATCTCCAGGTCCATCTTCGAGGGCAGGTTCACATTCCGGGTAATCTTCGTGATACGGCTGTCACGGTAGCCGGTATCCGGAAAATACTTCCGGCTCTCCAGCCTTACACGCCGTCCGATGAACAGGTCCGCACCGTGCTCCTCAACCCATACATGGTCAGTCGGGGCCTTGTAGACGCCGATGTCCTGCCAGTGTTCCCGGTTGTACTTGTCTACGGCATCGCTGAACTCCTTTTCGGCCGACGGGTAATACTCGTCGGGCATGCGGATATTCCAGATTATATAACGGTCGCCCACCTTCGGGACAAGCGTGTCACCCGGAAGCTGCATGCCGTCATCATAAGGCCAGATGGTCACAATCTCGAACTCACGGGTGTCGCTGTCGAAATTGACATCGAAATAGTGTCCGTCATCCTTGCCGAGCCCTGCAAGCTCACCGTCCTGGAACGATACGCGCTTGACCGCTCCGGGAAGTTCATAACTGTTCGGGTCGAAATCCAGGGAAGCGTCACTGAAATAATATACCGTGTAGGGTTCACCGTCCTTGTCCTTCACCTCCTTGCTGCGCACGCCGCTTACCGTACCCACACGCCTGGGATAGATACCGCTGAAGGCATCGCGTTCGTAGCGGTCGAATATGCCGTACTCGTCAACGCCCACCTCGACAAACTTCTTCCCGCCCGGAAGCATCAGGCGGCTGCTGCCGTACTTTTCCGGGTCGATGTTGCGCGAGGAGCCTATCGGGAACAGGCGGGTGTAGAACCCGGCCGTGCTGCCCGTGACGCGTTCCAGGGAAACCAACCCACCGCCGTAACCCAGCGTGATGCTTTCCCCGTGCTCGCAGCGGCAGACATTCACCGTCTGTCCCTCGACCCACCATTCGGCCTTGCCGCCCACTTTTTCGGCAATCGCCTTCAGGGCCTCATTGCAGTACATCCCCTCGTAATCTATGACGATGAGTTCCGTTCCGTCAACCTGCCCGACCTTCCAGTCGGTGACATCCCCCATGCCGGCATTGACGGCACTGACCACCAGCGCCACATGCTCCCGCGGCGTGGCTGTCAGCGTGAACACCGGTTCGGCATCGCCGTCCGTCGTCTCCAGAACAAGGAAATGCCTGACGAGGCTCTCGATGCCGTACAGTTTCAGGTCATAGCGCCATTCGCCTTCACTCACCTGCTTCGGCGTGTAGCGTTCCGTCAGCCAGTAACGTTCGCCCATGAAGTCCGTGTAGTCGTTCACATCGACGGCTATATGGGCATGGTGCGTGAAAGAGAGGGACAGCACGTTGTCACCCTGCACCTCCTTCCGCTGGGTCGAGCTGTCGTCAGCGGCGATGTCCGCCCGCCTGTTTCCTTTCCTGTCATATATCGTAATCATGTTCGGTTATCGTTTAAATACCGTTTGAATGTCTTTTTAATCCGTCAGATGACCGGTACGGGTTCACGGAACTTCACCTTGAACTTGCCCGCATGCACTCCCTCCCTCCACAGATAGGTCAGCGGGGTAAACTTCGTGCAGTCCGCATATTTCAACCGCAGCTGCAGCCCCAACTGGGGGAGGCTGATGTCCAGCCAGCCGTCTTTCCCCTGTTTCAGGAAGTTCACAAAGGCGAAGTACTGTCTCATCCATCCCGCCTTTGTCCGGTTGAACAGGGCGAAATTCAGCGTCACGTCACGCGCCTCGTTCCTCGGGGTGAGCACGGCGCTGTATTTTTCCCCGTGCTCCTCCCGTATATCCACGGCCGTGTCCTTCTTGGCCTTGCTCGGGGTCAGGATGGCCGTCAGGTTCTCCATGCCGCCGCGCCGGTCTTCCACCAGGAATACACCGTATTCAGTCCAGATGTCCGTGCCGTTTACCAGCACCAGACCGCTCAATATATCTGCCATATCAGTTCACTTTTATGCCGTCACGTTTTATCGTACGTATATCTTCCTTTATCTCGCCCAGGCAGGCGGTACCCAGCCTGGTGTGCTCCTCTATTTTAGCCAGGTACCCTTCGGCCGCGCTCATCTTCTCCGCAACGTTCTCGATACCGCTGTCCATGCTTGCCCAATGCCGGAGACCGCCGGTGAACATGCCCTCCAGCTTCGTGCCCTGCTCCTGCGTAATGGCGGTGAAAGCGCCGGGCTTGCCCGTCTGCACCGTGCCTTCCTCCTGCACTTTGTCGTAGCCCGTGGCGGCGGCAAGTTTGTCACGGAGCTTCATGGCTTCTTCCACATACTGCATGTACTCATCCGTCAGCGCGTTCCGTTCCGCTTCGGTCAGATCGTTGTCCTCCATCGCCTTGCCGAACTTCTCCCACCAGCCCTTCAGCTTATCGTTGTACAGCTCGCCGATCTTATTGCTCAGCATCGCACGCATGAAGTATTCCGAAATTTCCTCAGCCGCATCCTTGGCACCGTACTTCATGTTCATCAGGTTGTCGATGAAGCTGCTGTACATACCGTCGAATGAAATACAGGTCAGCCCCTCATAAAGATTATCGGTCAGCTCCTCCAGCTTGCCGGCCTGGTCTATATAGTCATCCAGCTTCTCGGTCA